GATTTCGCCAGTGTCCGCGTAGACTGCGCCGCATGATAGTTGAAGAAGTTTATTGAGGTTGGCCGCAGCGTTGACGGTTGTGATCTCTTCACCAGCCGCACGTGTAATCATGTGCTTGCGGATCTCCTCGTAGTATTTAACCTGCTGCGTGGTCAGCGGTACGTCCCGAGTTGTGTAGGTGATCTCAGGCAGGTCAAGGCACTCTTCCTTGGTAAACCTGATTGCAGGTTGCAGGGCGTTGTGCACCACATGCTCAGAGTTGTGCTTCGGTATCCACTTAAACGTAGTGATTTTCATCATGACTTGATCTCGAAACGCACCAAAGAACTTGGGTACGTTAGATGGGTTGATGAGCTTGGCGAGTCCGTATGCGTCAGTTGGTGATTGCGATGCGGGGGTTCCTGTCAGCATCCATACCCACATGTTAGGCTTAAGCACGCTGTTGAGCGTTTTCCACCTGCGGGTCTGCGGGTTCTTGTATGCGTTAGCCTCGTCAATCACGATGAGGTCAAAGTCTTTGAGGTGATCCTTAATAATCTCAAGTCCGTCAAAGTTACAGATAACATATTCTGCTTCGCTGTTGACTGCATCAATCCGTTTGTCTTTAGAGTAGCTGTGTGCAATGGCACACGTGCGGTGCGTGGCGAACTTAAATAAGTCGTTCTCCCAAGCCGATGACATGATCGACAGCGGGCACAGCACCAGCACACGTTTGATTGCCCCAATGTTCATGAGGTAGTCGCTAGCCCAGATGACGCTAGAAGTTTTGCCAGTGCCCTGCTCGTTAAAACAAAATGCACGGCGGTGCATCGTCAGGAATGACGCAGTTGTTTTCTGGTGTTCGAACGGCTTGTACATGCCCGTCCATGCGTACTGACCCTCGATGGGCGACGGCACGTTCTTGATGCCTAAGTTTTTAAGCACCTGAGATTCTTCCAGCCCCCACTTGACCAGCACCTCGTTGTCACCAAGGTCTTTTGATTTGGGTATGACGGTTGTTATCTTACCCGGATTGCGCACCTTCAATAGAAGGGCTTTGTTATCTATGATTTGCACTCAATTCCCCATACGCCTACCGACCGAAAGTGGTATTTCCACAGTCAGTCGGCCTTGATTTGAATTTTTATTTTATGCTTTTGCTCGACAGTGTCAAGCGGGTTTGCGATCTTTATTTCGCTTGTACGAACGATTGGCGTGCACCGTCTTGACGGCTAGGTTTGACTTCGCAGTTGAACCGCCTTTACTCAGCGGAACTTTGTGGTCAACGTCTTTACCGTCACCTTTGTGCACTCGGCCTTCCTTCTCCAGTTGGTAGCGTGCACGATTGCGTGCGGCACGGTTGGCCTTCTGTTCGGGCTTGCCTTGATACTCGTCGTACTCTCGACGATAATTTCTCGTAGCCATGTTACTTCCTCTTGGGTTCCCAATGGGTGCAGTTTACTACCGGACACCAGCCCCTACAAGTGAAGTTAGGTTTGGCGTTCCACACGTTATGGACAACAGATTCCTCTAACCGATTGGCGTCACGTATCCACCGTTGCCAGTAGATGTCAGCGTTCTCTTGCAGGTAATCCGCTTTGATGAACTCGTTAGCCACCACGTAGAGCAGTCCAGCCTTCACCTTCTTGACCTGCGGGTAGTGTTTGAACACAGCCAAAGAAAATATCTCAAGCTGATCCTTCTTAGCGTACTTGGCGTTCTTACCAGTCTTGTAGTCCACCATGTATGCCTTGCCGTCTTGAATGATTAACAAGTCAACGATGCCACGCCACCAAACATTTTCTGCATGGAAGTCGCAGGGTTCCAAATCTTCGGTCAGCCCAAGCTTTTGTTCACACAGGTGCGTGCCCTCGAACTTGCTTAGCACCTCTAACGACTTGCTCATGTAGTCGTACTTTTTAGGTACAGGCTTCTTATCACGTATGAACTCTTCGGCAGCAAGGTGCACATCAGTGCCGTAGTCCTTGGCGTCAGTAGGCGGGTCAGATACGTCCTTCTTGACTCGTAGGTGGTAATACTTTTTAGGGCATTGTTTAAACAAGTCAAGGGACGAATACGACCACGTGATACTAGGTTTTTGGCTTGCGTTCATATTTACGTTTGGACATGATTGATGCTATGCCCTCTGATTGCGATTCTTTATTGTCCCGCATTTCCATAAATAAGTCAGCAACTTCAAACGCCGCACCCACGCTATCTGCGTAGCTTCCACCACGCATAAGCAAACCACTCATGGCAAACATGGCAGCTAGGTCTCTCAAGTTTTGTTCGTGTTCGTTCATTAGCAGTCTCCGTAGCTTGCACCAATCCCAGACTCGCAGTTAAGCGGCAGGGTACTTGCCCACTCGGGCCTCCAACGCATACATTCCTCAACGTATTCCTGTGCGGCTTTGGCCTCGGCAGCAGGAGCTATGCACGCAACCGCATCGTGCACAGTCAATACCACGTGATACTTCTTAGCGATACGTAGCATCTGCTCTGCGATGACACAGCGTGCGACGGCTTGGCATAAGTTTTCAACCAGCTTGCCACCATACATCTTGGTTTCGCCCTTGCGTGTCTTGTAGACCAGCTCGGTTTTATTATCACGTGTTATCTTTTTCAGACCTTCGTAGCGTTGCCACAGTCCGCTAGGCAGTAGGAATCCTTCACGCTGAGCGTCGAACTTGACCGCATCTACTACGCCAAAGGTTGCAGCCCGCTTTGTGATGATCGCTTCCAAGCAGTCGTTGCCTTCCCGCCAAAGCCCCGGTATCTTTGCATATGTGGAACGATAGACCGAAATGATACGCTGACATTCTTCAAGCGATGTTTCTTGTCCAAATGTTTTAAGCTGAATCTGGAACTTCGCCGCACCCATCCCATACCCTGCGCCAAGGATCGTCGTCTTGCCGACAAACCGTTCCTCTTTCGTAATTTCATCCACTCCCTTGCCATAGATAGCCGATGCCATGATCTTGTATACGTCCTCGCCATTCTCAAATGCCTCTACTAAATCTGTCTGTCCTGCTAACCATGCAACGGTGCGTGCTTCAATCTGCGACGAGTCCGAATCGATGATGACGTAGCCCTCGGGGGCCATGATGGATTTCTTTAACTTGTTTGCGTTCTGCCCACGGCTCGGTAGGTTCTGCAAGTTGATCTTGTCGTCCCCGCCCCAACGCCCTGTATGCGCCGCATAGTATTTAATTGGCACTGGTAGCTTGCCCCTGTAACCGATATCTATAAACCTCTGCGTACGAGTTTCCTCCAGAGTTGTTTTGTTGCCCAACCTAGCACTCACTAAGATCTGTACACGTGGGTCTACATGTTCAAGTAAAACTTTAAACTCTTCGTCAGTCTTGGCAAACGCCCACGCCTCCTTGCCGGTGCGGGCACTGATCTTTCGGGGTGGCTCAACTCCCAAGCTCATGAGTAGTTCTGCAAACTTGTCATTGGACATTAGTAAGTCCTTGTCCACAGCAGCCGACTCCAGCAGTGCGGCCTTGCGTTCCTTGACGTTTTGTATGTGCTCCTCCAGCATGTGGATATTCAGCTCAAGGGTTGGCTCGATGAACATCCGTAAGGTTGTATCAATAACCTTTAACTCCTTTGTAGGAAAGCCCGTATCCATCAGCCTGCCAAACAGCGTGCGTGTCAGCTCCACGTCGTTCTTGCAGTAGTCGCCATACTTATCAAGCTCTTCCTCGGTGAAATCTACCCTGCGTTTGCCCAGCGCGTTGAGCACCTCAGTGCCCTTCTCGCCAATCTCGTACCGCTCGGCCAAAGCTTTGAGGCTCCCGCCAGCATCCACGCCATGAACTGCACGTGCCATGCACAGTGTGTCCAGCCAGCCCTTGGGTTTAACTCCAAACAACCAAGAGAGAATCGCACCATCGAACTGCGTGTTGTGCGCTAGCACGAACGAACTAGCCCAGTCGAACTGGTCTAGATGCGCTTTAACTTCTTTGTGTGTGCCGCTAAACCAAGTAGCGTCCTCCGCACCCACGCTAATGCCCACGCCGATTACCTCAAAGGTTTCACTGCGCACGTATTCCTCGGTCGTCATCTTAGAGAGACTGAACTCCCTGTCGTAATAAGTTTCAAAGTCGATTGTGATGATGTTCATTTGTGATCTCCAATCAATCTTGCAATGTTCTTACCCAACTTGATGCCTAGCTCTGCAACTTCTTCTTGTATGCGTTCTTCCACATACCGCCTGAAATGCCTTTCGTAGCCATCCTTAAACAGCTTCTCGAACCGCTCGTTTAATTTCTCCTCGAACGTCAGCGCAATGTCGGCCTCTTCATCTGTAATTTGCGGTGTTGGTATTGCATCCAAGTCTGCGTATGCCATGTCGATCTCCATACCGCCCTCGGGCACATCGATCTTCTCCAGCATGGTCTTTAGTTGCTCGTTCATTTAAGGCTCCTCAAGTAAGTATCCAGCTCGGCCCATCTACCGCTTGGTATCAACAGCTTGGTGCGTAGGTTGCCCGCAGTGCCTTCGTGGTCTAGGTAATCCTTCGCCAGCAAATGCTTAATACGTTTGTGCGTGGTAGCAGGGGACACCACATCGAACTTCTCGATCACCTTCATAACGTAGGCATCGCCTCCGCAATCTTTGACTGTGTTCAGCAGCTCAATGTCAATAGCATCCAACTCAAAGTCGATGCGCAATTTGTTAACGATTGTTGATAATTTCTCTAGTCTCATAGCTTCCTCTTTAGTGAGTAGTAGTTATACCGATTCTGTCGGTAACGCAGGTAGATCACATCCTCTTCTTCCAGCTTGCTGATAAACCGCCAAGCGTGGCGCTCACTGATGTGCAGATTTCTAGCAACGTCTCGCACGCTCATCGCATACTTGCCGTCCCAGATACGCTTTAGGCGTCTTGCTGTGCCGTCTGTTGGTTTTGATCTCTGCATAAGTCATAGATTGTTGGTGGGTATGGAACAGTGCTGGCAACCAACTCCCCAAAAACCATCTTGAACACACCGTAACTTGTCTCATCAACAACGAACGAATACCCGTTAGCTTTCACGATGTCCGCTAGGTTCTTCTTCTGCAACTCCGTGGGCTTACCGCCGTTGGCTTTGCACTCGATCCCAATGAACTTACCGCTAGCGCATACCAAGATGTCGGGCACGCCCGATGATCCATAGCCATGCGTTGCTGGCATAACGTGATACACGCCATACTCGTTCAAGATGTCACGTATCTTTTTCTTAACTTTTGCTTCGGGCGTTGCGGCCATTTTTATTCTCCGGTTTAGGGCAGTTAGCTGGAACCTCAACGGCACACCATACAGCAGCGATTGGCGAACCTCGTAGTCTGACCCAACGATCTATATAGGTATCGACCATAGACCGCAAGGCAACTTTTATTGAATCGTTCTTCACGCCCAATGCTTTAGCTATCTCGCTGACCATAAGTCCGTCGGGGTTTTGGTGTAACAACTCTCTAATTGCTTTATGGTTTGAGAGTCGCATCTTCACCTTCATCTGTAACACGTTTATCAACGCCGTCAAAGAACTGGGCTCGGCCCTGCTTGTCTTTAATCAACGTATGCATAAACCTATGGTGTATGTGGATCTGTTCATGGAAGCGGAACGCAAACGCTGTGGCTAAGATAGCCCACGTAAGCAGAAACATATCGGCAAATGTAATTTCAATCATTTGTTCCTCTCCTTTTTAATCCCTGCCATGAATCCTTTGTCCCATGCCTTCGCCCAGCAGATGCACCACAGGTCATAGTAGCCACGGTTAAGCGGGAAACCAAAGCCTTCTTCTGAAAACATGGCCTTCACATCTTTGCGCTTTATGAACGACTCCCAAGAGTTGTCTCGTTCACGGTTCATCAGTGGCACATCATCAAAGAGTCCTTCACTCATGTGTTTTACTCCTCTAGAATATTTTTCCAATAGTGCAGCTTAGCCATTTCAAGCACGCCAATTAATTGCCCAACGGTGAGATGGTCATACTTAGGCCCGTTGATAACGGAACGTAGTTCGTCCAACAAATCATTGCTTAACGCTTTCTGATCTGAAGATGGGATTACACTCAGTTTTGGTTTTTCGGTCATGTGTTCTTCTCCTCTTTGGAAAACGTGTCGATGCAGGGGCAGCCGAGCTCCATGCAAGCGGGATCAAGATCAGTCCTCGTCATCTTCAAGACTTTCATTGATAAGTTGTTGTTTGACCAGTTCAAGACAGCCAATAGCGGTCGACATGTACAAAGACTCGTCGTATTTGTGGATTAGCTCCAACATTTCATCGACCAAGCCACCAGCAACTTTTCCTTGGTTAATAATCATGTGTTCTTCTCCTTGAGTTTGGCTTCAATGGCTCGGGTCAGATTACGCAACCACGATTCATCTTTTGCACAAGTAGTTACCTCTTCAAGAATCCGCATTTCCTCATCCGTCAGCCCTACCCATGTGCGCTGTGGTGGGGTGGTGTAGAGGAGTGTTGCGTCTTCAAACGGTTTTTCTGTGTGTGCTTGCAAGCCATAGCCAAGCCAATAATCGGGTTTTTGCGTAACTGGTTTAACAAAACGTGCAATAGCCAAATTCACAAGGGCGCACCATTGATTTCCGCTTAATTCAAATGGTGGTGGTGCGCTCCCCGTTTTAGTGGCAACCTCTCGAAATAGCGAATTGCAGTCGTCAAAGCTCACTGTTTGTTTGATGTGGAGCGCATCAAGCATTGGTTGCAACGCGTGTATTTTTTCTGTCATGTGTTCTTTTCCTTGAGTTTGGCTTCGATGTCTTTGGCAAACTGTGTCAAAGCCTTGGACAAATACTGTTCGTCAGGGTCAATGCGCTTTACCTCAGCAAATATCTCCTCATCCGTCAGCCCAACAAACCCACGCTTGGGCTTAATCTCTTGCAGTATCTGCTTACCCAGATTACTCTTCTTCTCAATCTCGTTGAATGCTTCGTCCTCTTCGGGTGTCCAGTCTTTCTCAGTCATAGTGGTGCTTCCTCAAAGTTGTCAGGGTTAAATTTAGGCTCCCCCGGCTTGTTAGGCAGGGGAGTAGTTGGGAACGGCCAAGTCATGGTTCACCTCTTGCTCGGATGGTCAAAACAGCGTTTAAATAGTAGTTATGTTGGCTTGATGCTATTTCGTGCATTTTCAGAAGTTCACCAAAAATGCGCTCACGTTCATGCTGTGCTACCAGTTTGGCAAACTTTACGGGGTCTAATTCGCCAGCGACATAGTCACCATTGCTTTCAATAACCAAGGCTTGGTCATATAGTTTTGCAATTTGTTCGTCAGTCATGCTTCACCTCTTGCTCTGATTTGATTTGCAATTCCAACTGCTGTGCCGTTTTGAGGTGGGTGAGAAGTCAAGCTTATGTGCATTGCATAGCGTTGCTTTTCAGCAATTTCAATACACGCCTCACGCTC